TACCGTAGCCGATTGTGCTCGGGATGGTCTTGACGACCTCCCTCTTCCTGACATACCCATCGAGGCTTTGGTGCCCAGTTAGGAATCCGCTGTCGTTAGTCAACTGCGATGTTTTCGTAGGGACATCGGAGGTTTTTGCGTAGCCGCTCAAGTCATTCTGCGTGATAATTTGATTATCTGTTACGCTTACTTTATATGTACCATTCAGCGATGATACAGAATATATGCTTACTAAGTTGCCTAACGATTGCGTTAATGCGATATAGGTGTTATCACCATAGGAGTAAGCACCCGACGAAAACACTTGGCCGTAACCAACGAATATCTTGTGTGCGTCCGCGGCTGCCTTGATCTCGTTGAACTGTTCCGCGGTCAGGGTTACGGTGTCGTCTGCCGAGGTGGAGATGAGATTCAGCAGCCACCCGATGTCGTAAGTCTCTATCCCCGGATCGCCAGGATCGCCCTTCGGTCCCTGTGGCCCCGTGTCTCCAGGGTCACCCTTTGGCCCTTGCGGCCCAGGCTCGCCGGGGTCGCCAGGACAGCCTTTCGGCCCCTGTGGCCCCGTGTCTCCAGGGTCACCCTTTGGCCCTTGCAGCCCTGCTTCTCCAGGGTCACCCTTTGGCCCTTGCGGCCCCGTGTCTCCAGGGTCACCCTTCGGCCCTTGCGGGCCTGTTTCTCCCTGGTTGCCTTTCAGTGATAGGAGAAAATCTGCTTCGGTCCCAACATTCCCCGCTTCGAGCCAGAGATCATAAGCGCTTTTACCTTGCGCTCCTTTGTCGCCCGTGTCTCCAGGGTCACCCTTTGGCCCTTGCGGCCCTGCTTCTCCTGGGTCGCCCTTTGGCCCTTGCGGCCCTGCTTTTCCTTGGTCGCCCTTTGGCCCTTGCGGCCCTGTTTCTCCAGGGTCACCCTTTGGCCCTTGCGGCCCTGTTTCTCCAGGGTCGCCCTTTGGCCCTTGCGGCCCCGTGTCTCCAGGGTCACCCTTTGGCCCTTGCGGCCCTGTTTCTCCTTGGTCGCCTTTGGGCCCTTGGATCGCCCCGTTGTTGACCCATTGCTTGCCTACAGCGTCCCAGACATAGATATCGTAAGGAGCCGCGGTCCCAACGCCGTAGGCAACGCCATCTTCTGGGGTCGCCACGGCTGCCTGCAATGCTGACAGCGATTCATAATAGCCTGAGATGGTAAAGGCCTTGCCGTCTTCACCTTTGGGCCCTTGAGGCCCCGTTTCGCCTTGGTCGCCCTTTGGTCCTTGCGGCCCCGTGTCTCCAGGGTTGCCCTTTGGCCCTTGCGGCCCTGTTTCTCCAGGATCGCCCTTCGGTCCTTGCGGCCCCGTGTCTCCAGGGTCGCCCTTCGGCCCTTGCGGCCCTTGCGGCCCCGTGTCTCCAGGGTCGCCCTTCGGCCCTTGCGGCCCTGTTTCTCCTTGGTCACCCTTTGGCCCTTGCGGCCCTGTTTCTCCAGGGTCGCCCTTTAGCCCTTGCGGCCCTGTTTCTCCTTGGTCGCCCTTTGGCCCTTGCGGCCCTGTTTCTCCTTGGTCACCCTTTGGCCCTTGCGGCCCCGTGTCTCCAGGGTCACCCTTTGGCCCTTGCGGGCCTGTTTCTCCCTGGTCGCCTTGTGGCCCTGTTTCTCCCTGGTTGCCTTGTGGCCCTTGCGCCCCTGTTTCCCCTTGGTCGCCCTTCGGGCCCTGCGGGCCTGTCAACTCCTTGAGCTGCTCCGGAGTGAAGTCAGCATAGGTGAAGGCGTCTCCGGTATCGCCTTTCGGCCCTTGCGGCCCCGTTTTGCCTTGGTCACCCTTAGGCCCTTGCGGCCCTGGGTCACCTTTCGGGCCCTGAGGCCCCTGCTGGCCGGCGATGACCGTAGGTGTGTTGTCGGAATATCGTGATTTTCTCCGCTGTTGGCATCCGTCCAGTGTCCTGATGATAGTGCGGTTCGCCTTGAAGGTCTTGGTTTGGTATTCCGGAAACATGCATGCGTTCTGGCGGAGATAGTCCAGAACCTCCGTCATGTAGCCGTCCGCGGCCGCGAACGCCTCACGATATTGCCGCATACGCTCGCTGCGTTCGGCGTCCGCGCTGTTGTCCTCGGTCTTGACCACCGCGCCGTAGCGGGTGCTCTGGATGTTGCCGTCTCTGATAATCCTGGCGTAAGCGTAATATGCCGCGGCCGTACGCAGACCTGTGAGCCATCGCGCTGTGCCGTCAGATTGCGCCCATTCGCCCCCGTCCAGCAGTGTGTCGTATCCGGCGGGGGTGTCGTCTTGCGTTATGGCTATGAACAGTGCGTCACCGATTTTAGGCTTGATGTCCTGCCTTTCGGCTTCGGCGATGAGCGAGGCCGCGATACTCCGGTCCGCGTTGCAGGCGCGCGCCAGGCGTGATATGTCTTCCAGAGTGATAAGATGTTTCATACTCCTTGTGTGTTGGTTTGTCCGGTGGTGTAGGTAAGCCGTAATATGGCCAGGGCCTCTAACGTTGGCTGCTCCGGCAGGGGCTTGTCTGGGGTCCAGTAGCCAAGGATTTCCTTGTAAATCCGTGTAAGCACTCCCTGAAGCTTGACGCATCGGTTTGCGTAGTCGGTGGTGATATCGGTCACCAGTGTGCCGGAGAAGCCCACCTTGCCGTTGCGCAGGCTCAGGAAGCCTTCTTGGCCGAAACGGCTGTAGATGCAGTCCTTGACCTCGGTTGCAGTGGCCGTGAACTCCTTGTCGAGGTTATCACCTTGTATGGGGATGAATTCCGGCTTGTCCTCGGAGTTCTCGATGGTCACGTCCATGATTTTCATCGCGTTCTTGTCCCCTTGCAGGGTCCGCAGTTCTTCTGCGTAGTAGCCTTCCGCATCTCCGTAGCCGTCGATGTCCTCACCGTCGTTCGGCAATCCTTGGCTGCGATAGTGCACCCACGCGCCCGCCGGGAGGAAGTTCATCCGCGCATTCCGGAGCATCAGGTTGCTGAGACCTTCGTCGGTGCTGAGGTCGGTAAGTATGGAGTCGTATTCGGCCAGCGGGTACTGCAGATGGCCCGCGCGGCTGTAATAATAGATCTGGCCTTTGTAATGCAGGGGCCCGCCCGCGTCCATCATCTGGGTGGCCGCCCGTTCCGGGTTGAAAATATCTATATAGTCGATGTTTTCCCTTTTCACCTTCACTGTCTTGCCGCAGCGTGTCAGCCTTCCGGTCCAGTCCGGGTGTATCGCCACCTGCAGGATGTTGCCGTCCTCGTCCGGCTCGCAGAGCCTTACGTTCTCGAACGGCACGTGCTGGAGCTCCGTTATATGGCCAAGCGCGTTATAGTTGACATGGATCGCGAATCCGTTGAAGCTGGCGAGATCGGCGGCCACCAGGGCGTGCAGGTCGTTCATCTTTTCGCCCTTGTGGTTGATGACAAACGCCGCGATGGCTGGAGACTTTATGCCGTTGCCCTCCAGGTAGTCGGCGTAGCGTTGCAGGCACCCGCTGCCTGTCTTGGAGTTCCCGATGATGGTTTGCGCGTTCTGGGGATACAGGTTATCCTCATCATAGGATTTGACCCCGAGCGAGCTTAGATATCGCGGGGTCAGCGAAGGTTCGGCGAATGGCAGATCTCTTGTCTTCATAAATGTCGCTTGTCTAATCGTCTATCGCTTTCGGGACGCGGTCGAATTGTGTGGTGGCGTCAGGGTGCGCGTTAAGATATTCGATGGCCAGTTCGTCAGTCAAGGTGTGGCGGTTATAACATTCGCTTCCTATCCAGACGAGCAGTCCTGCCTTCAACAGATATTGTTTATCCTCTTGCATCTTCTTGTTGATCCTTAATTGATGATAAAGTTCCATGACCCCGTCCGTGTAGCGGTGCTTGCAAGAACATTCGCGCAGGGATCGCCCCATCTCGTTCCTGTAGAGGCTTTCGATAAGGCTCCGGTCGTCCCCGTTGTAAACGGAATCGTCCCCGCCGCCTGCTATGAGCGAGCGGAGACGTTCCAGATGTTCAAGGGCCTCCTTGTACGTCATTGCTTTCAGTCTTTCAGCCCGTCATACAGTGTCTTTCCGGCTGTGTAGTTGTCGCCAAGATAGACCTTGGCCATAGGAGCTCCTGTCTCGGTGAGGGTGAGCAGGCCGCCGCCGAAGGCGTCACCATACGCGTCAGCCTCGTAGGCCGACATCTGGAGCCCGTTGTGGAGCCCCTTGATGATGAACGCGCTGGCGTTGCCCGCGCCTTTGTCCTTGCATTCCATGATGGCCACGAAGTCGCCGTTGAGCGCTGGGTCAAGGAACTTGTTGGCGACCTCCTTGTCGTTGGTCAGTATGGCGACCACGAGGTTCTTGGTCACGGTGTTTATGTAGGTTCCGGCCTCCCCGGAGTCCGTTGAGCCGCTGAACGGCTGGCTTCCCCTTTGCCATACCACAAAGGCGGTCTTGCCTGTCTTTAGCGGCAGGGCGGTGACCACATTGGGGTCGGTCGCGCTGTAGGTCACTCCCGACCAGTCTATGTCGGCCCTGTTTATCAGAAGGGCCTCGTGCTCGAAGCCCTTTACGGGGCGGTTGGAGCAGTCTCCCTGCTCCAGCCCCTTTGAGATTAATCCGTCGCACCAGCTCATAACAAGCCCTCCCTGTTAATAAGCCACCGCTATGAGGTTCTCGTCGCCGATGAGAGCCCCGATGGTGTCGCGACAAAGGATGTAGTTCTTCTGGTCCTTCTTCTCGAACCACGCGTCAATCTCGGCGATCTCGTTCTCGCTTTCCGAGCCGATGAGGAGGTTGTCCTTGATCGTGTAGATAGCCCTGTACGGCTTGTCCCACGCGTCGGTGTTGGTGGTGTTCTGCAGATAGGACTGGATGATCTCGTCCATGAACGGAATAGCCCTTACGGTGATGCCGTTATAGGTGGTCTCCGTGATGCCCATGAAGAGGGATTTCCACTGGAGCTCGCTGCCTTTGTTGTTCTTCTTGATGTCCCTGGACACCGCGTCCGCGAGTGCCTGGGTGATGTAGATGATCTGGTTCGGTGCCTGGCGGAGGTTCTGCGGGGCGTCCTCGATGAGGTCGTCGAGAATTCCGGTCGCAGCGCCCGCGGTCCTGATGGCGGCCTTCTGGAGCGCGATGGAGGTCTTGGTGTTGGCGTCCACGGTCACTCGTGTGATGTGGCCGTCTGTGCCGGCGGCTATCGCCACGCCCTCAAAGATGCGTTTCCAGAGGCCGGCTGTGACGGTGAAGTACTTCTTGTCCGTGCCCGCCTTAAGAGTGCCGGTGGAGTTGTTGGTCTTGTCGTAGACGCTCGCGTCCGGATCTCCGAACAATGCAAGACGCAGTACGGTACGCTTGGCGGCCTCCTCCAGCAATGGCATAAGGATGGAGTCCATGTAGTCCGTTCCGGTCAGGTCCGCCACCTGTGTCTTCTTCTTCAGAGCCGCCTTTGCGAGGGTGGCGAGAAGGTCTGTGAAGCAGATCTGTTCCGCGATCTCCCAACGTTTGATGTTCCAGGTCTTCTCCCTTGTGGCGACAAGGTCGTTGCCGTAGGTAGGGTCGCAGCCCTGCGAGGCTGAGCCGAGAAGGCCGAACTGGCCTATAAGGCCCAGCTTCTTGCCGTCCTGTTGTCCCGGCATAAAGTTGAACAATCCGCCCAGACCCTCAGCGTCCACAAATGAAAGGAAGATGAGCTCTTTGAGTTCCTGCACCGCGCCATTGGGTGGGGTGAGGTTAACGAAATTAAGTCCTGATGATGCCATAGTCGTCTTGATTTTTTACTGGTTCTTTTTGCGGAGAGCGTCAAGCCTTTCGGAGAGCTTTGAGGATTCGGCCGCCGTGGCCGCCTGCTTGGATCTTGTCTGGCGCGTGGCCGGTTGGTACTGGCTGGAGAT